CGCCCTCTACTCCCCCCAGATGACTTGGGGGGAACTTGCCAAGCTCTTCCTTCAGAAGTCCTCCACCCCCGGAGGGCTCCATGATTTTCGGAATACCTACGAAGGGCTCCCCTTCGAGAACCGCACTGCCTCCGTGAAGGAGGATGCCATCCTCGAGCTGCGCGGCGGCTACCGGCTGCGCGAGATCCCCGGGGAGGTCACCGACGGCGGATCGCCTGCGATCCTGACACTCTGCGCCGATCCCGGCGAGAAGCAGACTCACTGGTCGGTCGAGGCTCGGAATGACCAGGGAGAGAGTTGGGTCGTGGACTACGGCACCGTGCTATCCGTCGAGGATCTGATCTCCCCCGAGTTCCTTGCCGCTCGCCGCTACCAGTTGCCGGGCAGTGAGGAGATCGTCGCGCCGGTGGCCGGGCTGATCGATTCGGGCTTCCTCACCGAGCGGGTCTACTCCGTCTGTGCGAAATCGGGTGGTCTCTACTACCCCTCGAAGGGATCAGAGAGCACCTTCGGAAACTACGCCGTCACCACCATCAAGGGGCTGAATATCCTGCTCTACACCTACGGCGACACCATCTGGAAGACCCACCTCTATCTGGAGAGGATCAAGAAGCGGCTGCCGCCACAGCTTCATCTCCCGAGCGATGTCGGTCGTGACTTCATCGAGGGGCACACCGGCCAGCAGTTACTGGAGAATAAGAACTCCCGAGTCTCCCCCTTCTACTGGAAGAAAGTAGCCAATGACCACTTCGGCGACTGCACCAAGCTCCACTGCGTGGCATGGGCCGTCATGAGGAACAACTTCGGACGCGCCACCCCCTCCGCGCCAGCCTCCGTGGATGCCTAGTGACCCTTTTACGGCAGTCGTCTCTGACCCTTTGACACGGGGCGGCCTACATGGCCGACTCCTACTCAATCAACCATCTTCAGAACCTCTCCGGGGTAAAGAAGTATCTTAGGCGGAAGTTTACCGCATGGACATGGAACGGCAGTAAATATGAGAATGCAGAACTCGATGCCTTGTCAGAAGAGCACTATGGGAAGGTTGATGAGAGCGTCATCATCTCCTCCTCAGGTCAGGGCGGTGGAGTGAGCGGACAGATCAGTGCCCCGGCGAATCTCCTTCTCGCCGCCATTGAGGAGGTCATCGATGAAGGCCCCGGTGGCCGTCAGCTTGGCACGAGTCCCGACTTCAGCGGCATCCGCATGTCGGTTTGATTTCTTTGATTTTTTGACAGGTGCGCTCTGTCATGAGCGAACCAAAATCAAAGCGTGGTGGCTATCGACCCGGAGCGGGTCGCCCGAAGAAGGCAACCAACTTCTCCTCTGCTGATGGCATCGCATCGCCCCAGCGGATGTGGATTTACACGCCGACCTTGGACGCGAGCAAGGCACTCACTCCCTCCGCCCGGATCGAGCAGACCAAGAAATCGTTTTTCCTCTATGAGAATATCGGCCTAGCCGCCCGTGCGGTGGACGGCGTGGCGAAGTTCGTCGGGCCTCTAGTGCCACAGGCCAAGACCGCCGATGAGAACTGGAACCGCATGGCAGAGCAGGCTTTCGAGGATGCCTGTGGCAATTCCGCTTTTGGCGTCGATGTCTCCAAGTCGGTCAACTTCTACGACGCACAGGAGCTTTTGGTAAAGCAGATGGCCCTCGCTGGCGATTGCTTCTGGCAGAAGCAGACCAGCAACTCAGGCCGCGCCATGTTCCGTATCGTGCCGGGCGAGAACGTCGGATCGGCTCACGGGGATGTGAAGGATGGATGGGTGGACGGCGTGAAGGTCAGCAAGCTCGGTGCGCCGACCCGCTACCGCGTTCTGAAGGCCCCCGGCAACTATGCCGAATACAACGAGATCTCTGCCGACGACCTCACCCGCGTTGGGAAGGTTGATCGCATCGGTCAGGTGCGCTCCCGCCCGTGGCTCCACCGCGCCGCCGATCACCTCCAGGACATCACCGAGATCCTTGGCTATGAGAAGATGAGCAGTAAATTAGCTAGTTCCCTAGCCTTCATCATCAAGTCGCCAGACGCGCAGAGCATTGGGCTGGGAAGCTCGCTTCAGAAGACTTCCACAGGAAGCGGAACCGTCACCCGTGACCAGATGATGGAGGGTTCGATAGTCCCAAGGCTTCTCCCCGGCGAGTCGATTGAGACGGTGAATAACACTCACCCCTCCGCGAACCTCGACACCTTCCTGAAGTATCTTCGCCGCGACATCGCTCACGGGTTCAACATGCCTGCCTCGGTGTTGTTCGATCCCGAGGAGGCCGGGGGTGCGACCATGCGCTTCGCCATGGAGGATGCCGCCAAGACGATTGGCCGCATTCAGGAGATAATAATCCAGAGCTTTGCCGCCCCCTTCTGGCGGTTCTGGGTATGGCAGGAGATCGAGGCTGGTCGACTCCCGATGCCGAACGATGGCAAAGATTGGTGGAGGTGCGAGTTTACCGCCCCGCAGAAGGTCAGCGTGGACATCGGTCGGGATGGTCGCCTCTACAGCGACATGTTGCTCCGTGGTCAGATCTCCCCACAGGACTTCTACAACATGCAGGGGAAGGATCACGACAAGGTTCTCGACGATACCATCCGCGCAGCCGTCCGCCGCAAGAAGCGTGTGATGGAGATCGCCGCCGAGGAGGGAGTCGAGATCAGCGTTCAGGAAGTCTTTCCTCCTGCGCCCGGATCACCTGTTCCACCTCCGGCACCAGACCCGGTGACTGACCCCGCCGTTTGACACTCCGCATTTCTCCAATATGCAGAAGCTGACTCTCTTCGCCGCCGCCACTGGCTCACGGGTTGACCGTGAGGCTGGAGTCCTTCGCGGCGTCTCTGTCATCACCGCAGGGGTCGAGGCCAAGGGTCACGGCATATGGATCGACCAGACATCCCTCGAAATGGTCAAGGCTTCCGCTGAGACCTACGTCGACGGCCTCCAGGTGAAAAGCGACCACGGGAGCGGCTTCGGAGAGATCGAGGGAGTCCTTCGTGACTTCGTGATCGACGGCAACCAACTCCGCGCTGATTTCCACCTCATCAAGAGCGGCGAGGAATATGAGCGCATCTGCGAGATGGCCGAAATGATGCCTTCCAGCTTTGGGCTTTCCATCGAGTTCTCCGGGGTCTCCGAGGAGATCGACGAATACCGTTACGCCCGGCCTGTAGAAATCTACGCCGTGGCACTGGTCGATCAGCCAGCGGCTAACCCATCCGGCCTTTTTCAAGCTATGAGCGAACCAGAAACCGCCCCCGTAGAAGTTCCCGCCGAGGCTCCCGTCGAGGAGATCAAGGCCGAGGAAGTCACCGCCGAACTCGAAGTGAAAGGCCCCGAGGGGACTCAGAATCTCCCCGAGGAAGCGCCCCCTGCCGAGGCCCCCGTCGAGAAGGTCGAGGAAGTGAAGGCCGAGGAAGTTCCTGCCGAGCCTGACGCAAAAGATGATGATGTCGTTACCGAGCTTCCAGAAGGATTCTCCTCCCGGCTCTCCGATGTCGTTCTCAATTTCGAGAACACCAAGGCCGAAGTCATCACCCTCCGCGCCGATCTGGAGACCGCCCATCGGAATCTCACCGCGCTGAAGGCTGAAGTCGAGAAGCGTGATCTGGCCATCGCCAAGCTTGAGGAGATCAAGCGCACCGCCCTCCGGGCAGTGGGCCTCCTCCCCTCCGATGTCGAGCTTGAGATCGACGCACAGGCCGCCCCATTCAATCCCGTCGAGGCTTATGCCGCCGCCGTCGAGGCAGGCGACAAGAAGCTCGCAGCCGAACTTTTCAAGGCGCACAAGACCGCGATCTTCGCGGCTCGGCGCAACTAATTTCATGAGGGACTAACTCTCAGGAAAGCCAAGCAAACCCCAACCCAACCCCACCCACCATGCCCAACACAATCGACAGCGCGCTTATCGCGTCCACGATCTCGGAGCAGGCGCAGACGGTCCTAGCCAATCGCTTGGCCGCCCTGACGCTTTTTAGCTCGGATCACTCCGCAGAGGTCAAGAAGCCCAAGGACACCATCCAGGTGCCCATCGCCACGGCCACCGCCTCCACCCAGACCAACCCGACCAGCTTCAACAGCACTGGCGGCACGACTCTGGACAAGGCCACCGTCGCCCTCGACCACATCTATCAGCCCTTCGGCCTTGATTACTCTGACATCCAGAGCGCGATCAAGCTCGAGAAGCTGGTGAAGATCAACCTCAATGCTCTCGCCGACAAGATCTGGAGCATCGTCACCGCCCCGATCACCGTTGCCAACTACGGCGCGGCGGTCGTCGCTCCAGCCACTGCTTCCGCGAACTTCGCCGCTGGCGACCTCGCCAAGCTGTGGGCTTCCGTGAGCAAGAGCAGCAGCAAGGGCCTCGTGCTCTCGCCGACTCTCTACTCCGGCATCATCCCGACCGCGACGACCTCGATCACGCTCGACAAGGGCGCGTATGGGTTCGACAACGGCGTGTTCTATGCCAACCAGTTCAGCGGTCAGACCCGCCTCGCTGGTTTCGCTTGCTCGCCCGAGGCTCTGGCGATTGCCTCCGCCGCTCCTGCAATGGATCATGTGCGTGATCGCATGCTCGTCAGCGATGTGGTGACCCTCGACCAGATCGGCCTCTCGATCTACTACAACGTCTGGAGCGATCCTTCCAGCCGCGCCATCGTCGCCTCCGCCGAGGTGATGTTCGGAGCCGCGAAGGCCGTGACTTCCGGAACAATGGGCCTCATCGTCGCCGCCGCCTAAGTCTCCCACTAGGACTAGGCAAACCAAGCAAGGCCGTCCCTCGTGCGTGGGGGACGGCCTTCTGCTTCACAGGGGTGATCCTTTGACACCTACGATCTGGTGTGAAGCGCAGCACCACAGAGAGAGCACACAAGAAGCGAGTAAAGCATCTTGCAGATTCCGAAGGCTGCAGAATCAGCATCAACGGCGGCACTCCGTTTCTTGCACAGGTTCCATTTTCTCAGCGCACTGAAAGCCTTGAAATTGGAGGGTTTGCCATCTCGAAGAATATCACGGTCACCTGGCCGATTGGCAGAGCACCCAAGCCACCCCATGGGGCGACACTGCTTCTCGTGGATGAGAATGAGAGCTATCGCGTCAGATTCGCGGACAGAAATAAGGGCGACATCTCGAATCCTGTGATCGTCGTCAATGCGGAAATATCGAGCCGGTGAGCCTCCATTCATCATTCATCCTTCATCATTCATCATTTCCTAAATGAATCCTTTAGCCATCGAAGCCGCTTTCAAGACGGCCCTCGCCGTCTCCTTCCCGACGGCTGTGATCCATACCGGCACAAGCTACGAAGAGATCCCCCCGGAGACCACGACACTGGTTATCTCTGCGGCCACGGTTGACCATGTGGCTGGGAATCTCTGGAAGGCCCCCGTGACCATCCGTGTTGTCTCCCCGGCCCTGTTGGGAGCCTCCGCGCTATCCGATCTCGATGCCGTGCTCGATGGCTTGGCCGCCGCCCTGACCTCCACCTCTCTCACAGCCAACTGGCCAAGCGTCAGCGGCACCCCGGCATTCTGCGGAGTCTGGTCAACTGGAACCAAGACAAGCCAGGAGGGGAACTCATGG